AAGCCCCTTCATTTGTGGGTGCAACTTCTGTTTACTTAACAGACTTTGGAACTCTTGAGTTAACACCTTCAAGATTTATGTCTAATGACAAGTTATTTGTTATTGATCCTGATCACATAAAGATCGGCACACTCAATGGCAGAAACTTTACAAAGACAACATTAGCAAGAACTGGTGATGCAATCAAAGAGCAGATCATCACTGAGTTTGTCTTGATGCCAACAGCACCTAAAGCACATGGTGCGGTTATCGGTCTATCAGGTGCTTAATAACTAGCGATGAGAGGGCGATTAATTTCGCCCTTTCTATTTATAGGGGAAACAATGTCTAGACTATTATCAAGTAATCCATATTCGCAGAAAGAAACTTTTTGGCATGACAATAACGATGGCACTTACACCATCGAGACAAAACAGCATATTAAAGCGGTTTTGGAAGCCAACAAAAGAAAAGCAAATGACTACGAAAAAGGATCTATGATTGGTAACACGCAAAGACACTGGCAACACGTTGCCGAGATACCAAACAATTTATATCTAGAACTTATGCAAAAGTTTGGAGATCCAACTAACAATCCTGAAGCCTCTAAGAAGTGGAAGCGGTGGCTTAACGATAGCGAAAATAGATTTTTTAGAACTGGCGGAGGCTCGATGTGAGCATATCAACATATTCAGAATTAAAAACTGCGGTAGCAAACTTTTTAGCTAGAACAGATCTTGATGATCAGATCCCTAACTTTATTCAGTTAGCTGAGGCAAGATTATCTAGAGAATTAGAGACTAGAGATCAGGAAAAAAGAGCGACTGCCACATTGACAAGCGGTGATGAGTTTATAGCCCTTCCCACTGACATGAGAGAGGTCAGAGAGATTAAGCTAAATACAAGTCCAAATGTCGTATTAGAATATAAAAGCCCTACAGCCTTAGACACTGCCTATACTGGCGGAAGTGGCAGACCTTCAGCCTATTCTATTGTTGGCGGTGAGTTAAAAATCAGACCTATACCTGATGATACCTACACAGCCGAAATTATTTATATCGGTAGCCTCACTGCCCTATCAGATAGCAATGCAACAAATGTGATGTTAACTCGTCACCCTGATGCTTATTTATCAGGGGCATTGGTTGAGGCTTACACCTATTTAATGGATGAACAAAGGGCATCAACTTATGATGCTAAGTTTACAAGATCTATAGAAGAGATAAGAAAAGACGAACAAAGATCTCACTATGGAACTGGTGCTTTGCACATATCATCAATCTACGCAAAACAATCATCGTCTGCATCATAGGAGAAATAAATGTCAGCAATGTCAGATTATCTAGAACTTAAATTTCTAGATCACTTTACTGGAACAGCCTCAACGTCTGCTCCCTCAGCAGTTTATTTAGGATTATCTACTGGAAGTTTTGCCGATGATAATTCAGGTACAGAATTAACTGGTAACAACTACTCAAGAAAAGCAATTACTTTTGCTTCTGCTTCAAGTGGTTCTATATCAAGCAATGCAAGTGTAGAGTTTGATCCTGCGACTGGTTCATGGGGTACAGTGTCGCATTGGGCAATCTTTGATGCTAGTTCATCAGGCAACCTTTTATTTCATGGTGCATTTACATCATCAAAAGTTATAGCAAGTGGAGATATATTAAAAGTAGCAAGTGGTTCTTTAACAATTTCTGCTGATTAAGGTTTTATCATGGCTACCTTAGAACAGTTAGATAGTTGGGGGAGCATTGATGCTCTTGATGTTTATGGAACACTAGAACAGCTAGACAATTTAACTTTACATGAGGCAAGTGCGACAGCCTCAGTATCAGCCAGTGTAAGTGCAAGTGCTACAAGAATACAAGTTGCTAGTGCTAGTGCATCGACTGCCTCAACAGTAACAGCGACTGCAAATACAGTCTTTTTGGTAACAGCGAGTTCAGCATCAATTGGTACTGTATCAGCTACTGCTAATTATGAAGTAACAGTTGTTGCAAATGGAAGTGTTAATGCAACAGTATCAGCCTCTTGTTTAAGGATATTGCCAACAGTAACAGCAAGTGTATCTGTAAGTGGCACAGCGACAGCAACACCTATTTTAATTGCTGATATGGATGCAAGTGCGACCACAGTAGCCACTGAGGAAGCCACAGCTAACTTTGAGGTGTTTACGACAGCTACTGGCAGTACTTTGGCTAGTGCTGATGTTACCGCAAAGATCATTGGTGAAGATTGGGTTGAGGTTGAAGAAGGATCAGAGGTTTGGGCAATACAGAATATTGGCTCAGAAGTATGGACAACTCAAAATGTTGGAAGTGAGGTTTGGTTAAGGCAATGATAGATTTTGGTGAATGGTTGCCTGATCAGCAGGCTATAGCAAGTCCTCTTCAGGTGGCAAAGAATGTTATCCCTTCTGCTGTCGGATATTCGGCTGTTAAAAATCTTAGCGACTTTTCTTTAGCAGGAGACGCAAGACTGCAAGGCATATTCTCTAAAAAAGATAGTAGCGGTGGTGTAGAATTATTTGCAGGCGATGCAGGCAAACTATACAAATTTAATTCTGTTACAAGCCAATTAGACGATGTATCAAAGTTGGGTGGCTACACTTTAGGAGTAGACCAGTATTGGAATTTTTGTTCATTTGGTAACAAAATTATTGTTGCAGGAGATACATCACAAAGATTGCAGTTTATAGCTTCAGGCGGAACTCAATTTGCTGATCTGTCTGCTACAGCACCGCAAGCAAGATATGTGGCGGTTGTTCGAGACTTTGTTGTCACTGGTTACTCAGGTGGTGAAAGCAGGGTTACATGGTCAGCTATCAATGATGAGACAAGTTGGACAGCAGGAACTGATCAGTCAGACTTTCAGGAAATACCTGATCAGGGTCATGTTAAAGGCTTAGTGGGCGGTGAATATGGTATTATATTTATGGATAATGCTATTGTCAGAATGACATATGTCGGTAGTCCATTAATATTCCAGTTTGACACTGTAGAGACTGGCAGAGGATTAGCTTTTGAAGGTGCTTATGCAAGTCTTAGCCCGTCAGAAATATTTTATTTAGCTGAGGATGGTTTCTATTTTTGGAATGGTCAGCAAAGTATTCCAATCGGTGCTGAGAAGGTAAATAAGTTTTTCTATGATGATTTGAAAATATCAAATGCAGATAGAATTACAGCAAGTATAGACCCTACAAGAAGTATTGTATCGTGGGGTTATCCAACTGGTGATGGAAACCCTGATAGAATATTATTCTACAATTATGCTGTTAAAAGATGGTCTTTGGCAGAAGTGACACATGATATGTTGGGTAGTTTCCAAACTCCTGCATACACATTAGAAGCCTTAGACAATGTAAATTCATCTTTAGATGATCTTGAATTGTCACTAGATAGTAGAGCCTTCAGAGGTGGTCAGTTTGTATTTGGTGGTGCTAAGGACAATAAAATAGCTTTCTTTGGTGAAGGTAACTCCCTTCCTGCACAATTAGTGTTGGGTGAAAAAGAGTTTGCGACTGGCAGGCTTACAAACATAAATCGTATTTATCCTTACTTTGATGGTGGCGACATAACTGTCACACTAAAGTCAAGAAACACTATGGCAAACCTTGTAGGTCTTGACAGCCCATTTACTAATGGAACGGCAGGCACTTTGAATAATGAGGGTTTTATACCATCAAGATCAAATGGAAGATTTCACACTATTCAGTTTGATATAGACAATTCTGAGCAGGGATCATTTGAGAAAATATCAGGATATGAACTAGATTTGCAGGCTTTAGGTAGGCGATGAGTTATTTAAACTTACCCGTAAATGGCGGAACACCACGAGAGATATCGAATGTCGTCAACAATATATTAAACGGGAAGATCAATTCTACTGGCAATGTAACTCTTACAAATAGTTCAGCCACGACAACTTTATACGATGCACGAATAGGTGATGACAGTGTCATTTTATTCATGCCAACAACTAGCGATGCCTCTACTGAAAATATTCATGTAACGGGCAGGCAAAAGGGGCAGGCGACATTAAATCATGCAAGTGCTACGACCACTAGATCCTACGCATATATCGTTTTCGGCTAATGCTAATCGGTGCAGAAAGTGGATTACTGATGCTCTTAGGTATGCTCACAATAGTCATACTTATGAACAAGTTATAGATATCGTCAAAAGAGGTGATGCTCAGTTATGGGCATTAAAAGATAGTGCAATTGTAACTGAGATTGTCAGTTACCCTCAACGCAGGACACTGCGGTTTTGGCTTGCAGGCGGTAACCTTAAAACACTGTTAGAGGTAGAGCCAAAAATAAGAAAATGGTCTATATTATACCGATGTGAAGCGGTTGAAATTATAGGCAGAAAGGGTTGGGAAAAAGTGATGAAAGACTATGAACCAACTGCAATCGTTTTAGTAAAGGAATATTAATATGTCAAAAGGTGGTGGCGGAGGCGGATCTTCAGGTACAGTCAATACTACAGTTGAACCGCCTGAGTACGCAAAACCCTTCTTAGAGTATGGATTAGCTCAGGCTAAAGACAGATACACTTCTGAAATGCCTTCATATTATCCATTTTCAACAACTGTAGGATTTAGTCCTGAAAGTGAATTAGCTCTTAATATGACAAGAGACAGAGCCTTAGCGGGTAGTTCTCTTGTTAATAATGCACAAAATTATATTGGTAATATTGCTCAAACTGGTGGCGGTTTAGGCTTAGGTGCAAACATATTCCAAAGAGCCTCAACTGGCGGATACCAAAACGAAGCAATGCCAATGGCTAGAAATATGTTAGGCGGGGCTGACTTTGGTGAAGTCATGGGCAGAACAAGAGGTATGTTGGGTGGTGCTAATTTCGATGAAGTTCTAGACTACACAAGAGCTACCGCAAGAGGTGATATGTTAGGTAGCAATCCTTATTTGCAGGGTGCTATCGATAGAGCCATAGATCCAGTAAAAGATAAAATACAATCACAATTTGCTATGTCAGGCAGATATGGATCGGGTGCTAATCAAGATGTTTTAGCTAAGTCTTTAGGTGATGTAGCATCAAATATAGCTTATGGTGACTACCAGAGAGAAAGACAAAACCAGTTAAATGCACAACAGCAATTAGGTAATTTAGCACAACAACAATTTGCTAATCAGACTGGTGCAATCGGTGCATTAGGCAATTTACAGCAACAGCAGTTTGCTAATCAGTCAGGTGCTTTAGGAGCTTTAGGCAACTTGTCTCAGGCTGATATACAAAGAAGGCTTGCAGGCGGATCTGCCCTAAGTGCTATGGATACCGCAAGAATGGCAAGACAGCTAGAGGGTACAAAGTTAGCACCACAATTTGCTGAACTTGATTATAGGGATGCACAAAGACTTGCTCAGGTCGGATCGGCAAGAGAGAGCGATGCTATGGCTCAGTTGCAGGATAATATTAATAGGTTCAACTACGAGCAAAACATAGATGATCAAAAGCTAAGAAACTATATGGCTTTAATTAGTGGCGGTACTGTCGGGTCAAACACAATACAGCCAGTATTTAGAAATCAGGGTGCTAGTGCTTTAGGCGGAGCTTTAGGTGGATCTCAATTAGCACAACTTGCAGGATTTAATCCGATGTATGGGGCAATCGGTGGCGGATTGTTAGGGTTGTTATAATGGCAGTTAGACCTATAGATTTAGCATTTATGAATGACATAAACAAAACTAGAAGCGGTATGTCATTTAGCCCAAGAGCAACTTATGGATCAACTCAACCTATAGCAACTGATCCAGTTAGAATAACAATTAACCCTAATAGTGTTTTGCCAAAGCCACAGTTAGTTAAGCCAAACGTAGCACCACAAAACACAAGTGCTTTTTCAGGTTTATTAGGAAGCAATTTTACTGATCCTGCAACTATGGGGTTGTTAGGTGCTTCTGCTGAGTTGTTGAAGGCAGGAGGATATTCAGTAGGCAAGCCTGCACCAACAATGGGTGAGGCATTAGGTAAAGCAATGACTACTGGTATGGCTAATTACTTAGCGGTACAGCAAGCACAAAACAAATTAAATGCACCTATATCAGTTGCTAAAGGTGGCAAAGTATATTCAAGAGATGGAAAGCTATTGATTGATAATTCAGAGGGCTTCGGTTTTTCAGGTACTGGAATGACAAATCAGGCTTCAAATACCTTATTGAAATTCTCTGAAGGTGCTAAAAATGGAACTTTAACTCCTGCTGAAATGGCAAAATACAAACTAGCTTATGGTTTTTTAAATAAAGAAAAAAATATACCTATACCAAATGATACGGGTGGAGTTGATTATATTAAGGAAGCACCTCAAAATTTAGATGGGTTTTTTAACCCTTTTCCTGAAAATAGAGAAACTTCCAAAGTTGGCGAAAAACCTTCTGCACAGAAATTAAAGATATTAGAAAACAAGCCTAAATTAAATATGATGTTAGGTAATCTTAATAGATACAGAGCTAAGTTAGACGACCTTGAAACATTAACGCAAGCAAGAGGTGCGTTTGGCATTCCAACCGCCGAAGCATCTAAAGTTTCGGCTATGGCAGAGAAGCTAAGATTAGATATTAAGAACTTATATGAATTAGGTGCGTTGGTTGGTGGAGATTTCCAAATACTAGATAATTTACTTACAAGCCCAACTTCAAGTCAAGGTGTGATGATGGGTAGCAGTGGACTTATTGCACAACTATCTGAGTTAGAAGAAACACTTGTATCTAAATTAAATTCTTATGGAGTTAGTGGAAATATAGGCTCGTTCAGTTCACCTATTGTTGTCAATTCTGAGGATGCGTGGAAGAAAGCAACTCCTAATTTATATTATAAACTTCCTGATGGGAAAACTGTTTTGAAGGGAAGAAATTAATGGCATGGTACGACAATCTAACTGATGCAACCGAAGTGTCTACAAACGACACTAAAATTTCCAAACCCACCAAAAACAGATCAATTGGTGATTATGCGATTGATATGACAAGAGCAGGAGTTCAGGGAGTAACTCGTGGCTATGGAGATGAATTGGAAGCGGGAGCAAGGGCATTATATGCAAAGTTTATAGAGGGCAAAGATTTTAGTACCGCTTATGATGAGACTGTAAAAGAGATAAGAGGAGACATAAAGTCATTTAGAGAAGACGATCCAGTTAAGGCATATGGATCAGAAATAGCAGGGTCTATTGCTGTAAACAGAGGAAAGCAAACTTTACCGAGAATATTAAAGGAAGGGTTTGTTTATGGAACTGGAACTTCTGAAGGAGATGCAACAACTCTTGAAGGTTTGGCTGATAGAGGAGCAAGCGGAGTAATAGGAAGCACATTAAGTGGTGTTATTAATAAAGTTGCACCAGTGGCTACTCAGGGTGCTAAAGATTTAATTGACAAAGGTGTTAAGAACTTAACTTTAGGTCAGGCTACAAGCGGTAAAGGCGGATCTCCTTTAGGTAGTGGCATAAAGATGATAGAAGAGGCTATGATGTCTGCTCCTATTATTGGTGCTCCTATTAGGGGGGCTTATAAAAAAACAGTTGAGCAATTAAATAAAGCCTCCTACAACAAAATATTAGAACCAATAAAAAAATATGGAATAGATGAAAAGCTAATTAAGAAAAGTGAAGCAGGGCATGAGTTATATAATTCTGCTAAAAATATAATATCAGGCGAATATGACAAGTTATTATCAAAACTAAAATTTCCAAACTTAAAAGAGCTACAAAGTGTTTATGATGATGTAATTCTCAAAGAATTAGATACACTTCCAAAATCTGCACAAAATACATTCTTAAAAGATATGGATGACAAGTTTTACACAAACTTTGACAAGGATGGTGTTTTAACGGGCAAAGGTTTTAAAAACGCACAAGTAGAATTAAGAAGACTTGCAAAAGACTATTTAACTTCTCCAAGTGCTTCTGAAAGACGTGTAGGTGCGTCTTACAAAAAAGTAAATGATGCTCTTTTTGGAACATTACAGTCATTAAACCCTAAATATGCACAGCAATTAAAAGACATAGATTTTTCTTTTAAAATGTTAATACCTTTGCAAAAAGCAACTGTTTCCGCTAAGGCTACAGATGGTGTT